TAATAGGATTTTTTGTAGATCCTTTTATAAAATAGCACTTGACAAATTATAAAAAATGTGGTATAACAAATCAACAATAAAGGAGGACAAATGTCTGACAATAATTTAACAAACATAAACACAATGTCTGATGAGCAGATAATGCAAGCTATAGGACAAGACGATGGTTCTAACACAGGTAGTAATATACCTAGGTTATCAATTAATCGTACACCAGAAGATGACGATGGTAATCAATTACCTGTGGGTCATTACACTACATATGATTCTAGCGTAGGTCAAAATGTATTTGGAAAACCAGTTACGCTAAGACCTTTTATAAGTGCAATGCAGTATATGCATTATGATGCAGAGAAAGGTGAGTATGTAAATAGATCTATTATATTTAAAAGTTGGAAAGAGGAAGCTATAGATATATTAGGTGGCACTAAATGTGGTAAGATTCCTTATAAGGAAAGATCAAGTCTTACTCCAGAACAATTAGAACATCAGAGAACTATTAGATGTTATAAATTAGTGTATGGATTATTATCATTTAAAGATGGTAAGACTGCACAAGGTGAGCCACATACCCTGCAAAACCTGCCTGTACTATACAGAGTTACTGGCACAGCGTTCACACCTGTAACATCTGCACTAGATCTTTTAAAGAAAAGAAAAAAGCTAATGTTTAATTGTACTTTTTCTCTTGATACTAAGAGACAAAAGAAAGGTGGTAATGTATTCTATGTACCAGAGATAGGAGTAAATGCAGATTCTAATTTACAATTATCTGACACTGATATGGAAACATTAAAAGCATTTCAAGAGTCTATTGATATAGAAAATGCTGAAGTTGTTAGTGCATACAATAGTGCAAAGACAAAACAATCTAGTGGCTCAGATCATATAGATGCTAAGATTGTTGAGGAGATAGAAGATGCACCAGAAAAAGTATTAGCTTCTTAATGAATACTATACTTTTAAAAGTACAGCAATACTTAGACTCGGTGTCTAAAACACCAACAAAATTAGATAATAAACTTGTTGAGGATTTTGGTGAGGCGTGTAAGAACGCCTTACTAAAACAATTTCAAG